TTGGCTTTCAAACCAGCGGTCGACGCCCTGGTAGATATAGGGGTAATCAAGAAGGATAGCGGGAAATATGTATCTCGCATCAGCTACGGCGTGGAAATAGACAAAAACTATCCACAGCGAACCACGCTCACGATTACAAGAGAGGAGTGACATGATGAAATTTTTGCTGAAGTTCTTGCCCAAGGAATATCGGGCTTTGCTAGAGTTGGGGATGAGGATTGTCGAAAACCTGGATACGAAAGAGGAGCGACAGAAGGCAGTAGAAATGGGCATAGAGATTCTAAAGGATGGGGTTATTGGTGCGCCAGAATGGGCGAAATTTGGCAAAGCCCTTGGAATTTGGAACAAACCAAAAAACGGCTCGTAGCCAATGACTGAAAAAACAACACTTACAGAACTGAGTCTATTTACTGGATTCGGCGGTTTTTCGCTGGGTTTGCGCCTGGCTGGACTCAAGACAAGGACAATTGGTTATGTTGAAATCGAACCCTACTGCCAGGAACTCCTCCGAGCAAGAATACGAGACGGCTTGCTTGATTGGGCGCCAATCATTAGAGATGTTAGAAGTGCCGATTTTAGACCAATGGCCGGAATGGTGGATATCATCACAGCTGGCTTCCCTTGCCAGCCCCATTCCAAGGCTGGACTGCGTAAAGGAGAACAGGACGAACGAAACCTCTGGCCTGATACACTCAGAGTTATCCGAGAAACCAAGCCAAGGTACGCCCTACTCGAAAACGTCCCAGGGCTATTATCCTCCACAGGAAATAGCGACATGGAATCAACAGGCTCAGCGCTGGGAGACGTTACAATTGGGACTCCTGGGTATGCGGCAACAATTGTCGGGCAGCTTGCCGAAATCGGGTATGACTGCGAATGGCATATTGTATCCGCCGAAGATGCAGGAGCGCCACACCTTAGAGAAAGATGGTGGTGTTTTGCCCACAAAGTGGCCGACTCCGAGGGTTAGCGGACAAGAAGGTTATGACACAAGGGCTGCCAGAAAAGGACACGACACGGCAATGTCATATCTTGAATCTGCTGTTGAATACCATGAAAAGCAGGTCAAGTGGCCTACTCCGACAGCAACTGATAGTTCCGTTGGTCATGCGAGAACTCCCGAAAACATGGTGCGGAAGGATGGAAGAAATGTTCTCCGCACTCCTAATTTGGCAGAAACAATACTACAGGAGAATGACTTCCCTTATACCAAGCAGGACTTGGCAATGAAAGAAAAAGGTGAAGATTATACAGTGGCAAAACGACTCTGGCCTACTCCGAGTTCAATGCCTCGTGGCCCACACACTGGAAGGGATTATGATGGCTTGCAGACTGTCAGCAAGACCACAGGGACAAAGTTTGGCATGACTCTGGAAACAGCAATCAAGCACTACCCAACACCAACGGCAAGCGACCACAATGGATGGAGTCCGGGCCACAAACGTGCAGACATTCCGAACAACAGGCTCGATTTCATGGTAGAGAGTGAAGCGCATAACAAGAACTGGCCTACTCCGAGGGCAGGGAACCCAGGAAGCAGAGCGCCTGGTACAGGGGGAAAAGTTCTCAACGAGGAAGTAAAGAGGTGGCCTACTCCGACAGTTATGGAAGCTGGCAAGATGAGCAACCGCCCAAACTACGGCCAAATGGGATTGAGTAATCATCCAGCTATTGTCGGACTTCCAACCAGGGCAAAGGGGAAACAATCTATGAAAAACGATGGCACACGCCCATCGGAAAATCCTCGGAAAAGGGATTCGCAAAATGCAGTATTATCTTCAAAATGGGTCACCTGGCTTATGGGATTGCCCCTGGGGTGGGTAGCGCTGGAACCGTTGCCGAAAGAAGCGTATGACGAGTGGTTTGAGAGAACAACCAACCAGGCTTGGTGGGAAGAAGAACAAGGGCTACCCAGGGCAGCCCCATCAGAAGTTGAAAGGACAAACAAACTAAAGGCCCTTGGGAACGGTATAGTGCCAGCAACAATAGCAGTATTGCTGAACGACCGGATTCGCATTTATGGATAACGGAATTGGGGAGGAGAACAATGCAACCAAACAAATATGTGCCAATAAACGTTGAGGCGGCAAATTCCTTGATAGATGGGTTCAAGCAAAAGATTGACGCTTTGGAAAAACAATTAGCCCAGGTGGAAGCCAAGCCGAATTACAGTTACCGGTGCGTTGTCACCAGGGTGGTCGACGGCGATACTTGTGATGTGGACATCGACCTGGGATTCAACGAATGGCGACGTGACCGTGTGCGGTTGATGGGAATTGACACACCAGAATCACGCACCCGAAACAAAAAGGAAAAGGTACTCGGCCTGGCATCGAAAGCCAGGTTCAAGGAAATAGTCAAGTCTGCTTCTCTCCTGGATGGGAAAAGAGGAAAGAAGAACATTTACCTCAAGACGACCAAGGAGGGTAAGGGAAAATTCGGGCGGATACTGGGAACTATTTACGTCAATGATACCAACGTGAATGAGCAGCTGATGAAAGAAAATCACGCCAGGCCCTACTACGGCGGTTCCAAAAACGAACTTGGGGAATGGGTAAAGGAAACAAATAACACCTGGTATCGGTGGACACCTGGTGGGTATGTCGAGTTCGACTCCTAGAAGCCGGTACATTCCAGTTGCTGTCAAGCGAGCGGTAGATGCCAGGGATAGGGGCATTTGCCAGGAGTGCATGTTCCCAGCGCACAAACCTCATTACGACCACATCATCCCATTTAGCCACCTGGGTGAACCCACGGTAGAGAATATCAGAGTTCTTTGCGAGCGCTGTAACACCAGGAAAGGTTCCAAGCAAAATTGGACGCATAAAACCCCACGCACCAAGACTTTGGCCTCCAGGGCTAGATGGTTGCGGAGCAAAGGGTGGCCGAAAGGGAAAAAGATTCCATCAAGGAAATTTCCTAAACATCATTGACTTTGTTATAACGATGTGCTATCATGAAGTTGAGAAAGAAAGAGGTGCAGAAATGAAAACCGCAACACACAAGGTAAGGGTAAGCACAACGGAGTACGAGTTCGTACACGGCAAGAAGCCAAGAGGAACCGGCCATTGGTTCTTTTACATCAAGGAAGGGGCAGTAGAGGCCTCAATTTGGATGACCGGAACATACTCTGAAGCTACTCATGGGGCAAAGAAGTTTGCAAAGAACATTGGGGCAACTGAGATAAAGGTAGGTGCGTAATGTTAGTAGAAATCACTGGTTCATGCGGACATACGAAACCGAGGGATGTGAAAAACAGCGAAAATCGCTATGAAGAGCCTACAAACAGACAGGTCAGAAAAGAGACTAAGTTTTGGTCAACCAGGATTTGCTCGGATTGTTATCGTGATGACGTATCTCAGCGATTGGAACGGTTCGGAACATTGCCAACCCTGGAAGGCTCGGAGAAGCAAGCCAGTTGGGCGACTCGGATACGACAATATCAGTTATTGAAAGTGAACGAATTTCTGGGCAACTTACTGTCTTATATTGATACCTTAGATTTGGACTCCGTAGATGATTCAACCAAATGTTATGACAACATTTCCAACGCCGAAAAACTAGCCGAAATGCTAGCTTCAGTTACGGATGCGAAATTCTGGATAGATACTCGGGATGAGGACGCACAGATTTTAGTTGGTATCGATTATAGTCGTGACCACCAAGTGAAATTCGACTTAGAAACTGGTGAGGTTGTTCTTGCAACAAGGGCAGGAACGAAATTGGTAGAAATGAGTTCTCGGAATGAAACTTCTCCCAGCAAAGTTATTAGAGTAGGCGGTAAACTCTTCCACGACAGGCTAGTAAAAGCTGGTAGCTAAACGCAACCTTCTGGGTAGGGTCTGAGGGGATACCTACCCAGAGGGTTGGGCTTAGACCCAACAGAAAGAGGTGCAGAAATGCAAACAAGCGCAGAACTTAGGAAGGTCAAAATCTATCGGGGCTTGTCCGAGGAAACGACGGCGTTTACGGCGCAGTTGTGGTGGTTCAGAAACCACATCGGCTACGTCAAGAATAATGGTCGTGGTGGGGCGAACCAAATTGACCCTTTGTATGATTCCGAAGGAGTAAGCAATCGGGGAGTCGTTCAGCAATTCGAAGAATGGTGTACACAACAGAAACGCCCAACTCCATCAATGCCGAAAACCGGTAGTCCAGCGGAATTAGCATCAGCAGAGGTGGACATTATGGGTTGGTCGGAACCATTGCCAATGACACCCGACTATTACATTTCCCTGTTGTTGGACGATTACGAACTGACACAAACCCTGAAGAGGTGGTGCAGAAAAACCACGGTTATCAAACTGGCAGAGCATACGGAAGAAGAATACATCAGGGTGCAACGAATTTATTCGCCGGAGATAGCTAACAAGGTAAGGGAGAAATACCCAAGTTTGGTAGAGATAATCAACGAACGGTTTCTACGAAGCAAGTGGGGAAAGGTGGTGGTAGCGTGAAAACAGTATGGAGGGGCAACACTCTCGGTGGTGCAATTCGGTTGATGGAAATGAACGACGCCAGGGGGGAAGAACATTCGATAGAATGCCCAGGTTGTCGAGACGAAAAGTACGTCCTGAACATTCGGTTTGCAAGCCAGGCCGATAGGGATTTGATATACAAGTTTATGCAAAGGCAAGACGAAATAATCGACACGTTTACGATGAATAAATCAACGGAGGGGGGAACCCATGAAACTGATGACGAAAGCAATCGCTAAAAGTTTACCCGAAATTGGTACGACTGATGGGCAAGGGTATTCGGCTGTGGCAAAGGTCAAGTATTTCACTCCGTGGTCAAACTGGACTTGGTACGCCACGGAGTACGAGCCAGAGACGGAAAGAATGTTTGGTTTGGTTGTAAGCCCAATGGAAAAAGAACTCGGCACTTTCAGCCTAGAGGAAATAGGGTCAGTATCATTCGCTGGGCTGAAGGTGGAACGAGACTTATACTTCAAACCTCAACCGCTTGCTGATTGTTGGGAGAAGCATTGCCTGTAATGTTTTCCAGAAGGTTTTGGTGTACACTCTATTTCACGGACGATAATCCGTGGAACTGGGTGTACATCATTACCGAGGCAATCGATGTCGCTGATGTTTTGCGGAAGTTCGAAAACGACGTTGACTATCCGGAGTTTCCGGAAGCATTCAGCGCATTGAGGAAAATCGTCTTTGATGACGGAAGAACGTTTGACTCAGACGACATCCAGAAGATACAAGAGAAAACCAAAAAACAATTATTCGAAGGGCTTTCTCTGTATCCTCTGTAACAATCAGCGCCATAACAGTAGCAAAGGTCTTTGCTTCCCTTGTTACAGCAAAATCCGCAACAAAGCCACTAAGAACTGCACTCACCACTACGTCATTGAAACCCCAAAAGGTAGTACATCCCAAGCAGTCTGCAAGCTATGCGGTCTGCCCAAAACCTTTACCAATGTCTTAGAGACGAGCGACCTGGGATTCAATATCTGATTGACATATCGTGATATATTTGCATTTGGGGAAACATAATGGCTAAGAAAACCAGAGAATCAAAACCCAGGGCAATAGCTGCCAGGCTGAAAGGCCAACAGGCAATCCGGTTACGTGTTGCAGGGGCAACGATAAGCCAGATAGCCGAACAGTTGGGTTATGCCAGCGATTCCAGCGCTTACAAAGCAATCATTAGAGAACTGGAAATGACGGCTCGCTACCAGAGGGAAAGCAACGAAGCCGTCAGGGAATTAGAGTTGAAGCGCCTCGACCAGATGCAATTTCCGATTTGGCAAGGAGTGATAAACGGCGATACGCAGTCTGTCGCAACTGCCTTACGGATTCAAGAAAGAAGAGCTTCATTATTAGGCCTGGATGCGCCAAAACAAATCGACGCCAGGGTAAGATTGGACGTTATGTCATGGAATGAAGCGCTGAAAGATTTCCTAGAAATATACAAAGAATACCACGGTCAAGCACCCGAAGCTCCCCAGGTGCTCGCCAGGCTAGACTTACTAGGCCAAGAAAAGTTCGCCGGAGCAATGACATAAACCGAATGAAAAAAGGTCGTTATGGAAATCAGAAACAGAATCAAGGAATTACGCCAGGTCAAGGCTTCCGAACTATCTCGTAATCCTCGCAATTGGAGAAGGCATCCTGTATCACAAACAAAAGCACTCCAAGGTGCATTGGCCGAAATAGGCTATGCTGACGCATTGATTGCCTACGAGACAGAAGAAGGGTTAATGCTGATTGATGGGCATTTGCGTGCTGAAACCACTCCTGACATGGAAGTGCCTGTACTGATAACAGACCTTGATGAATTAGAAGCGAACAAACTCTTAGCAACCCTCGACCCACTAGCCGCAATGGCACAAACAGACCTAGACGCATTTCTCAGTCTTATTGCAAATGTTGAAACGGACAACGATGCGCTCAAAGGGGTAGTGGAAGCTATCGCCGGAGGGAACCTCAAGGCTTTGGAAGCTATGCAGAAGCCCAAGGTCGGATTGACTGACCCAGACGAAGTGCCACCAGAACCAGAGGAGCCGTGGGTGCAAGTAGGCGACCTGTTCCAGTTGGGGGAGCATCGGTTGTTATGTGGCGATGCAACCGTCAGAGATGATGTTGGGGTTGTTTTAGGTGATGGAATTAGACCGACCATTATGGTGACAGACCCCCCTTATGGGGTGAATTATGAAGGCGGTGCTAATAACGAAGCAAAAAGAGATTCTATTATCGGAGATGATTCGACCGACCTCTATGGGGCGGCACTTTCGTTGTCCCCTGCGGATGTTGCGTATCTTTGGCATAGTGACACGAAGGCTGAAGGAGTATATAAGGCGGTTGCTGACTGCAAATATGAAATTCGGGCGCAGATTATATGGGTGAAACTTAACCCACATTTTGGAGCCTTTACAGCCCATTACATGCAAGCGCACGAGCCTTTATTGTATTGCGTGAAGGGAAAATCGCATTGGGTTGGGCCGACAAATGAACGAACGGTTTGGGAAATCGTACAACCACACAGAAATGAATATCATCCTACGCAAAAACCTGTTGAATGTATGGAGCGTCCAATCCGCAACCACGAAGGCAACGTATACGACCCCTTCCTTGGTTCTGGCACAACTCTTATCGCTTGCGAGAAGCTAGACCGCATCTGTTATGCGATGGAGATAGAGCCGAAGTATGCACAGATAGCGATTGAGCGTTGGCAGAATTACACCGGTCAGAAAGCGGTTCATTTGAATAATTCTATCAAAGAATTGGAGAGCGATGGAAATCAGGGATAGAGTCAAGGAGCTACGGAGAGTGCCAGCCAAGGATTTAATACGGAATCCCCACAACTGGCGTAAGCACCCATTCACACAACAGAGTGCGCTTCATGGTGCATTGACTGAAATAGGCTACGCTGATGCGCTTATCGCTTATGAGACTGATGATGGCTTACAGCTAATCGACGGCCATCTCAGGGCTGAAACCACTCCTGATATGGAAGTGCCAGTTCTTGTTGTCGACTTGAACGAAACAGAAGCGAATAAACTCTTAGCAACTCTCGACCCATTAGCGGCAATGGCACAAACAGACCTAGACGCATTTCTCAGTCTTATTGTGGATGTTGAAACGGAAAGTAATGCGCTCAAAGGGCTATTGGAAGCTATCGCAAACAATGAAGTAAATCCAATGCCAGATTTCACTAATTCTGATGTGCCAGTTTTGCCCGATATTTTAGGTGACGACTTGGGAGATAATATAGAACTTTGTATATGTGAGTGCGGACATGAACACCATCGCCCTAAAAAATAACCCACCAAATGGCAAAACCTTGGTCAGCCTGTTTGCGGGCTGTGGTGGGTCATCGTTAGGTTATAAAGCAATCGGCTATGATATCAGGTTGGCTGTCGAATGGGATAAAGGGGCTACGTTTATTTATCGGGATAATTTCCCTGAGACAACCATGCACGAAGGCGACATCAACAAAATGGATGTAGGTGAAGCCTTACGCCTAATGGAATTGAGGCAAGGGGAGCTTGATGTGCTGGATGGTTCACCGCCATGCCAAGGATTTAGTGGAGCAGGGAAGCGGCAATTCGCGGATATAAGAAACGAATTATTCCATGAATATGTACGGTTCTTACGGGGAATGATGCCCAAGGTATTTGTCATGGAGAATGTAGCAGGGCTTGCTATGGGCAAGATGAAAATCCTATTCTCAGAGATGACCAGAGCATTACAAGATAGCGGTTATAAAGTTGCTTGTCGGCAATTGAACGCTTGGTGGTACGGCGTTCCACAATCGAGAGAGCGGCTGATATGGGTGGGTATCAGGAATGATATAGAAGGGGAGCCATCACACCCTCAACCAATGCTCCGTCGACCTGTATCAGTGCGTCAAGCCTTGAATCTAATTTCGGATGTAGCTATGAAAAATGATGACTTCGTGAATAAATGGCAATCGAGTGACCGACCAGCACCAACATTGATGAGCAGCCAAAGGCCCGTTATGGGAATAACCATAGATATTAATAACTATAATAAACCACGGGACTGGAGTCCTGTCGCACATACTTTGCGAGGCGGCCAAAAACCGAGAATAGCCATAGCTGGTTCTTACAGCTTCCCGAAAAATGCCATCGCTAATGGACAAAACATCAACAAACCTAGCCAAACACTTGCAGCGATTCGCCCACCGACATTAGTAAATGGGACGGCTACTCGCTCTATCACTATCGAAGAAGCAAAGGTTCTCCAGAGTTTCCCTCCTTGGTTCCGCATCCAGCAATATAAGTATATTGGCAATAGTGTCCCTCCATTGATGGCACAGGCTATCGGAGAACACATAATAGGTATTTTAGATAATAGATAGTACAAAAGGTGTATTACTGATAATGGTGGATAAGAAATGACAGTGCGTCCAAACCCAATGGCTTTGTTGTCAGCCAGAGATTGGTGGGATGAAATAGATTCACAATGGAAGCCATTACCGCACCAGGTTCCTCCCCAGGGCGAATGGGATGTCTGGCTTATCCTGGGAGGCCGTGGTTCCGGTAAGACGATGGCTGGAGCGCAATTTGTTCTTGACCATTTGAGAAAAAATGGGAGGAAGGCCAGGGTAGGTATTGGCGCACCAACTATTGCAGCAGCGAGGGATGTTTGCGCTGAAGGTGTTACAGGCTTGATGACATTGGCTGGCTCGGAATTTACTTACAACCGGTCTATCGGAGAAGCCTATCATCAGAATGGTGGTTATGTGAAATTCCTGGGCTCGGAAGAACCAGCCAGGTGGAACGGCCCGCAATGGTCGCTTTTATGGGCCGATGAGTTGGCGTTGTGGAAAGAAGCCAGCTGGCATCAGGCGCAATTCGGACTCCGCCTGGGCGAGCATCCCCAGGTCATTGCCACGACGACTCCAAAGAATAGACCGTTCGTACGAGAACTGTCGGAAATGACCACGACTACAACCGTGAGGGTAACGACGTATGAGAATCCTAATTTGTCCGACTCTGTGAAAGAGCGTTTATATAAACAATATGGCAACACCAGGCTCGGCCGCCAAGAAATACTCGCCGAATGGCTCGAAGATGTCCCTGGTGCGTTGTGGGGATTGGATTCATTCCAAACCAGGCCAGACCCACCACCATTGAAGAAAATAGGAATAGCGATTGACCCAGCCGGAGGCAATGACCCAGAAAACGACGAAACCGGCATCATCGTGGGTGGTGTAGGGGCCGATGGCTACGGCTACGTGATTCAGGACTTGTCCGGAAAGTTTACACCAGGTGAATGGGCGCAGCGGGCCATATCAGCTTACGATATGCACCAGGCGGATTACATCGTCGCCGAAATGAACTACGGTGGGCAGATGGTCGAACACACCTTGCGAACTGTAAGGAAAAACGTGCCAATCAAAAAAGTCACTGCCACCAGGGGCAAATTCACCAGGGCGCAACCAGTTGCAGCATTATACGAACAAGGGAGAATATTTCACTCGGGACATTTTCCAAGTTTGGAAGACCAGTTGACGCAATGGACTCCAGATTCGCCTTTCAGCCCTGATAGGCTAGATGCCCTGGTCTGGCTGTTTACGGAACTGATGGTAGATGTAAAAGAGGCACATATTCTGGTATAGTGGCTACTTTAGGAGGTAAGCAATGGCTCGATTTGAAGTTGCAAGAAAGCGGCTAGCTAATCTCCTCTGGAAGCAAAACCCTACACCAGCTGCATCCCAGCTGATTACTACTCTCGATGAAACTATGGGAGTGGGCCAAGATTGGACTCCAGAGGCATACGGAAACTATTACGCCAGGTCGTCACTCGTCTATTCTGCGGTGCGCACCAGGGCTGAAGCAGTCGTTCGCCCCAGGTTACGAGTTATGCAGGGTAAAACTCCTGACGACGCAGTTGAACTGGACACTAATCATCCTTACGTCCAGCTGATGGCCAGGGTGAACCCATTCTGGACTCGGAGCGATTTGTGGAGAGCCACGAGCATCAACCTCGATTTATGGGGTTCGATGTTCTGGAATATCGAGCGAGGCCCTGGCAATCTTCCAATAGCTTTGTGGCCTATTCGGCCAGACCGAGTCACCATCATGGCAAGTAAACGTGAATACATCCGTGGCTTCATGGTTGCTGATGAAACTGGTGACAAAGTAGCGGTCTTGCCGGAGGACATGGTCTGGTTTCGGCATTACAACCCACTCGCTGAACTGGCTGGGTTCGCTCCTATGGCGGCAGCCAGGTTGTCCGCTGACAGCGCTATCGACGCATCTAAACACAACAGGGATATATTCAAACGAGGAGTTCTCGGAAGTCATTTGTTTGTAAAGTTCCCAGGTGAAGTAGACCAGGAGGAACTCCGGTTATTCCAGCGAGCGCTTGAACAGCGATATGCTGGTTCAGAAAATAGCCACCGGCCAATCGTTGCCAGTGGCGACGTTGATATGAAGAACTTTGGTATGACCCAAAAAGACATGGACTTTATGGCTGGGCTGCGTTGGGATTTAGAGGACGTATGCCGTGTGTTCAATGTGCCAAAGATTCTTTTAGGCGACCTAGAACGAGCAACTTACAGCAACATTGATGCAGCGGAGCGTATCTTTTGGCGAAATTCCATCGTGCCGTTGCTGATGTTTCTTTCCGAAGAAGTAAACGAAATGCTGTCTCCGATGTTTGGGCCTAACATTTTTATTGACTTTGACCTGGGCGACATTGAATCTTTGCAGCCGAACGTTCGGGAGATTGAATCTTCTCAACGCCAGGATGTCGCACAAGGAATCATGACCGTAAATGAAGTAAGGGAAGCCAGGGGCCTAGACCCAGTGCCCTGGGGGGATGAGCCAACACCGACGTCTGGATATGGGGCCGAGCCGGTGGAAGCTGGAATGCCCAGATCTGTCAGAAGAAACGCCACGGCTCCGATGGTTTCGGATGTTGTTCAGAATGGATACAAGCGCTGGCACGCACATGAAGCGTCTGATGAATACCTGGATACGTTTGGCAATATAATTGTGAAACAGATGGACGCCGGAACTGAAAAGTTCAAGGAAGTTATGGACGATTTATTCAATCGTCAAATGAAAGAAACAATTCGGAATTTCCGCACGAAGAAAAGCTACACCAAGCAACCGCCAGATGAGGGAAGTGTGCCGTTTAGCCCAGGTGTTTGGAGGCAAGCATTCCAAAAGATTGGCACACCAATTTACCGACAGCTGTTACTTCAATCAGCTAATTCACAAATAAGTCAGTTTGGCCTTGGTATTAGTTTCGATATTACCACCCTGGTGACGCAACAATGGCTGGCCGACCGAGTTGCTTTATGGGCTGATTTAGTAAATGAGGAAACAGGCCGGTTAGTTACCCAGGAAATAGAAGAAGGAGTAGCGTTGGGGCAATCCATTCCGCAAATAGAAGGTAGGCTAATGAAGGTTTTTGACTTCTCAAAAGGAGTGCGGAGTGAACGGATAGCGAGAACGGAAACTTTGTCGGCAATCAACCAGGGCGCTCAGGAAGCCTACGAACAGTCAAACGTTGTGGAAAGAAAAATGTGGATAGCCACAATGGACGGTCGTGTTCGGGAGTTTCATGCCGAGGCGCATAGGCAAGTAGTTCCGCTGGAATCTACGTTCCTAGTGGGAGGGCAACAACTGTCGCACCCAGGGGCAATCGGCGGAAGTCCTGCTAATGTCATAAACTGTCGATGTACGATGGTTCCGGTCATTACGGAGAAGGCCCTTCTTCCAATCGTGTAATTTACCAGGTGTCCTTGATAATAAGAAAATGAGCCTTGTTTGGGGCATCACTCCGAACTAAGGCTCATTTTCATGAGAGGGAACCTCATATCGGGAATAATGTCAAGCAGGAGAGACAAACTACCCGATAAGCCAATATAGCATAGGAGGCCCGTCATGGAAACAATTAGGAAATCGGAAACATTGCTAAAGTTGGAAGCCAGCATAGCCAAGTATCCCCACCACTACTCCCTTACCTGGAACCCCGATAAAACTCTGCACTCAGCTGAACATCTGGACAGCGGAATGTATTACCAGGTGTTGCGCCAGGGTAACAACTGGGGGCTGCTTTTCGTGAATTGATAGCCGAATCAATCTTTTTATTTTAGGTACAAATTCCTTGATTTCGTTATAACAATATGCTATAATGAAGTTGAGAAAGGTAGGAGGTGCAAAATGACAAAGACAACGATGGAAGAAACTCCGGTGGTTTACTCGGCCAAGCACGGCAGAGTTAGAATGATGAGAAATGAAGGCCAAATGGGGTTTGCAGCTGAATTTTGGTGCAAAAGAGGGATGCACATGATGACTTGGTGGGAAACATTTGAAGAAGCCAAAAACGTGGTTGTGCATAGCACTCGGCGGACAGGAACTTATAGCTCAACGTGCCGTTGTGGGTCAGCCCACTAAAAAGTTGAGCCACCCCACATGAGTGGGGCGTAAAACGCAAAGTTGGTGGCAAGCCCAACAAGCGAAATAAAAACAGAGGTGCATAATGAAAGTGGTAAAGATTACTCTCAAATGGGAAAAGGTTGCCCAGAAACTCCAGCAAGTCAATGAGTCAATAACTGACGTGCGTGAACAACTTGCGAACGCTACCGACCTCGATGAGGTGCAAGAGTTAGAATTGCGATTGGAAAAATTGCACAATTCTGAAACGTATTATTCCAGGCAGTTGGGAACGCTCCACCTATAAACACACCAATTCCAAAGCTGAAAGAAGGAGTTGGATGCAAACGTTTTTACCTTATGCAAGCTTCAGCGAAACTGCAAAGTGTTTAGATAGTAAGCGGTTAGGGAAACAGCGCATTGAAGCATGGCAAATATATCAGATAGTTTCTGGCAAGCGCACAACTGGTGGATGGGTAAATCATCCTGCTGTAAAGATGTGGCGTGGGTATGCCAACGCATTATCCCTGTATTATTTTGCGATGCAGATGGAATGGAATACTCGGATGTATCGAAATACTATGCAGACTTTGCCAATAACGTTTCCGGTAGAAATGCCACCGTTCATAGGTAATGATGCGTTTCATGATTCCCATAAATCAAACCTGTTACGAAAAGCACCTGAGTTTTATGGGCTATACAATTGGGAAGTACCGGATAATTTACCTTACGTTTGGAGGACATAATGGTCGCTTACAATCAGGAAGCAGTCGATAAAGCAATCGCAAAAGACAAACGCATCAAGAAGAAAGAAGCCAGGCTCATTCATGCCCTCTTGAAGGGTAGAGTAAAATAGACAATACGGTAAGGGCTCCTTTCACCCTTGCTGTACTGAGGCACGTCCTGAGTAGGCATAAATTGCCGTAGACGCAAAACTGCTCGTGATAAATACACCTGGGCAGATGGATTTGCACCTCACTGCCCAGGTGTACGCAACAGAGCCACGGTGCGGAACCTATCCTCTCACCGTGGTTCTTTTTTTGCGCTTGCTCCCCCCTGGCTAGCGCTCGATTGACAGCTATGACTTCCGTGAGGCATAATCTTTCTGTTTTATCGGAGGTGTTATGATTGGTAAGCTAAGACCTCAAATCTTCCTAGCCATTGTAGTTCTCGGCGTATTGTCATGCGTTGGAATTTGGGCTGGCTTCAACGAAATTGCCTCGGGTTGCGTCGGGGGAATTATTGCATTGGGAATGAAGGTCTTGGAAGCCGAATAATGGATTTATCAAATATAAAATTACCGATAGCAGCAGTAGCGTTGATTATAGCGCAAGCCTTTGGCATTATCTGGTACGTAGCTCAGTTGGATTCTACGGTAGGGCAGTTAGAAGCCAGCGTGGAATATATTGGGGAAATGCAGGATGAGATAAAAGAGTTACAGGAAAACCAGGCAGTTATGGAAAACGAAATGCGTACAATTATGAGCGACCACGGTGGGTTTGCGGATGTGTTGAGAGACTTGAACGCATCAGGATTATTACCGTCTGGAGAACGTCGGGAATATGGAGGTTACGGTAATTAGATGAAACGAATGAGAGCATTGTTCAATGTGAGAGGTTTATTCACCAGGTCAAGACTTCTGAATGTTCTCAAGGTTTTGGAATTTACCGTTGGTTTGCTTTTGATGCCAATCGGGCTTCTAGCCCTGGCAGCCACGACCTATGGCATGATGTTATTCCAGATGGCTAATTTGGGCGGGCCTTTGGTTGAGGATATAGTTTATCCTGTTTCAAGCACTGGAATGAATGGGCTTATTGTCTCAATCGGTGGCATCGTACTCGGCTTGTTATTGATGCGACGGTTGTTGCTTATTCCCCTGCGATACCCAGGGCGAGGAATCCGTTGGTTATACCGCAAATCCCCGAAACAAATGTTCCGCTCCCCTGTTGCATTCTACAAAGGTATTATTCGGTTTCGTGATTGGTTCCTGGCGAAAGTCGAGTACCTACAATCGGAAAGTCAAAAGTGGAAAACCACCTTTCAGATTATCAAGTCTCCTTTTTCGTTACTCCGTGCGATGGGGTTCTCTCCCCAGATGGCCATGACGATATTATTTGCCGGCTCCGCTGTTGGTGGAGGTGTAGTTGTAAACGAGGTGATGGAAGGGAAGTCCTTTAGTCGGGGCGACTCAGGGGTCTACTCTGCCGCAGCACCAATTTTGGATACCCCTATTGAATGGTCGGAAGAATATAACACCTTAAGAATTGACCTGGGGTCGACTCCTGTCCGAGAAATTACCATCAAGGATGTAAGTATCGGGACGGCTTTTACCGGTTCAGCGTTGCCTTCCGGCGTTCAGAACGCTGTTGAGATAGGTGGGGTCGGGGCATCGAGTGGGTTTACTGCGACACGGCTAGAGGTGGGGCATCTAATCTTTGAAAAGAGTCGTTGCAAGAAATTAGAACTATCAGATATTCAGGCTCATACGATTATAATCCGTGGAAATGCGGCCGATGGAATTAGCATTGCGCCTAGTCCTGGCACGTCAAGGATGCTGGCGATTTCCGGTGGTCATCACCAAGC